CTACTGAAGAGATTGTCAATTTCCTTGATAAGGTGTCTCACATGGAACTTGAGAAGTATATTGAAAGTTCTTACGAAGAGTTGGCGGACTACCTCAACGCCTACGAAAACAAAATGGTGATGAAACGTGAGAACATCGCGGAACGTGGAATCTGGACAGGTAAGAAACGTTATATCCTTCGTGTGTGGGATAGTGAGGGTGTTCGTTATGAGAAACCCAAACTGAAGATGATGGGTATTGAGGCAATCAAAACCTCAACCCCTGCACCTTGTCGTCAATACATTAAAGATGCACTTGAGATCATCATGACGAAAGAAGAGGATGATGTCATTGACTTCATCGAGAACGCTCGTAAAGAGTTTAAGAAACTTCGACCAGATGAAATCGCATTCCCCCGTAGTGTATCTGAAATCAAGAAGTGGGAATCTAGGACTGACATGTATAACAAAGGTTGTCCCATCCATGTTCGTGGTGCAATTCTCTACAATCACTACACTAAGAAGGCTGGACTTGATAAGAAGTATGCAGCAATCCAGAGTGGTGAGAAGATCAAGTTCTGTTATTTGAAAACACCTAATACTATTCAAGAGAATGTTTTCTCTTTCATCCAAGAGTTTCCGAAAGAACTGGATCTTGAAAAGTATATCGATTATGATGCACAGTTCAACAAATCCTTTGTAGAACCAATGAAGATCATTCTTAATGCGATTGGTTGGTCTGTAGAAAAGAAAGTAAGTCTTGAATCATTCTTCGCATGAATTTTTTATTTCCAACCCCATTTTTTGGTCTAAACAATTTTTTGTCTGAAGATGTAACTAAAAATCTTTATGATCAAATACATCAAGATATTTCAAAAAATGTAGGATATGTAAATCCAAATTGGGATTGTTTACTAAACACTTCCGCTCAAAGAGATGATACGGTGGTTTATCCGATGGATTCTTTCAAACAAGCATACGAAGAATTCTCATCACAGTTACATCTTTCAGAACATCACTATGAATTGATAAATCCTTGGTATAATTTTTACACTAAAGGTCAAAATCAAGAACCACATACACATCTGTATGCACCAAATGCTATGTTTAGTGCAGTGTATTTTTTGAAAGGAACTGATAATACAAAACTAGTTTTTTCCAATCCATCTCAAAATTGGTTAAATTATCATAGTTATGATACACATCATCCTGTTGCTAAAATTCATAAAAATATTCCAGAACATTCTTATGTCATGAATAAGTATGTTCATGAACCAAGAGATAATCAAATCATATTTTTTCCATCATATCTGTCACACTATGTTCCAGCGCATAGATTTGATACGCCCAGAATTACTGTTAGTTTCAACATCGAACTTAAAGAATGAAAAATTTATTTGGAGTTCCTTTCTGGGTATGTGATGATTTTTTATCAGATAGAACTTATCAAAAATTAGTTGGAGATATACATTTAGATCTTCTAAATGATTATCAAAATCCTGGGGTTAATTGTTCTTGTAAGACTTCCATTCATCAAGAACATAATATTAATTATCCACTTAATGAAATTGGAGAAGAGTACAAAAAATTTACCCTAGAACTCGGACTAACAGAACACTCATATGAAATTCATGCCTTCTGGTGGAATTTTTATGAACAAAATACAGGTCAAGAATTACATACACACTTAGGTTCTATCGAAAGAAGAAATGAATTTGCTGGTGTCATTTTCTTGGATGGATGTGAAGAAACGGATTTGATTTTTATGAATCCATCCAGTCAAAATCTTTACTTCATAGATAAACAATTTTATAGAAAAACTGAAGAACAATCTTTTTATTTTGAACAGTGGGTTTATCAACCTAAGAATAATCAATTGATAATTTTTCCTTGCACTCTACAACACTACGTGTCCACTCACAAATGTCTTGAACCCAGAATGACAATCGCATTCAACATTCGTATCGAGACTAAATAATCTGTTTGCAAAAGCGAACCAATTCTTGTATAATTATTTTACCAACACAAAAAACATGGATCTTCCTATCAACGATAAAGAATTGAATACCATTGTCAGCGCCCTGCGTTTGGGTGGTGATGCAGCTCTTTATCAGAAACTAAATACTATCAAGCAAATCCGCGAGGAGAATCCTGGCGGTCCATATAAAAAAATTGCTAGAGAGAAGTTTGGTTTTGTTATCTAATGTTTTTTGAAAAAGTGAGTCTGGTTACAGGCGGATTTGATCCTATTCATAGTGGACATATATCTTATTTTAAGAGAGCAAAAGATTTTTCTGACTACCTTGTAGTAGGATTGAATACTAATGAATGGTTAACTGCCAAGAAAGGTCAATACTTTTTATCTTGGGTTGAACGTGCAGAAATTGTACGTCATCTTAATATGGTTGACGCAGTAGTTACTGTACCAGACGATGAGGTTGGATCTGCATGTGGTGCAATTGCTAAGTGTCTAGAGATTGCAGAGACTGTGGTATTTTGCAATGGTGGTGATCGTGGATCTGGAAATACACCAGAACTCGATATGTATGGAGATAATCCCCGAGTTCAGTTTGAATTTGGAGTCGGTGGAGATGATAAAATGAACAGTAGTTCTTGGATTCTCCGAGGATATTTTGAACGACAACGCAAATTATTGGGCATCTGATGAATTTAAAAGTTTATGATGATGTAGTCACTCGTCATGAGAGAGGTGAAATTTTACATCGTGCTTTGCAATCACAACTAAGATTGGGTTGGAGAGATCAACACGTTAATGAACTTAATTATCAGAATCTTTATAGTGATTGGACTCTAGATGATTTGGAAGCTTGTGGATTATGGAAATATTTTCAAGCTGTTATTGATGATACCCCATGGTTCACTAAGTCTCAATTTTCTAGGTCAGTACTAAACGTAGTTCGACCAACTGATGTTCACTTGATTCATACCCATGGTACGGATAAAGTTATTTTGTACTATGTAAATCTTGAGTGGAAAGACGGATGGTACGGTGAAACTTTATTCTACAGTGATGATCTTAAAGATGTAACATTTACATCACCGTTTGTTCCTGGTAGAATAATGCTATTCGATGGAGACATTCCACATGCGATTCGACCTCAGTCAACCGCAGCTCCAAAATACAGACTGAGTATTTCTACATTTTTTTAACTATGGACTTTCTAAAAGATATTGTAAAGGAGATTGGTGGTGAATACACACAACTCGCCTCAGACATTGACGACCATGAAACTTATGTTGACACAGGTTCGTACATTTTTAACGGACTTGTTTCAGGGTCTATATTTGGTGGTGTATCTGGGAATAAGATTACTGCCATTGCTGGCGAGTCTAGTACTGGAAAAACTTTTTTCAGTCTCGCCGTTGTCAAAAACTTCTTGGATTCTAATCCTGATGGGTATTGCCTATATTTTGACACTGAAGCCGCTGTTAACAAGTCTCTTCTCGCAGATCGCGGTATTGACTTGAATCGACTTGTGGTGGTCAACGTTGTGACCATTGAAGACTTCCGTGGTAAAGCCCTGAAAGCGGTGGATCTATACTTAAAAAAACCTGAAGAAGAGCGTGCTCCTTGCATGTTTGTGTTAGACTCTTTGGGGATGCTTTCCACAGAGAAGGAGATCAATGACGCCCTCAACGACAAACAAGTCCGCGACATGACCAAATCACAACTGGTCAAAGGTGCGTTTCGTATGATCACCCTCAAACTGGGTCAAGCCAACATTCCTATGATCGTTACCAACCACACTTATGATGTCATCGGCGCTTATGTCCCTACAAAGGAAATGGGAGGAGGCAGCGGACTCAAGTATGCTGCTTCTACAATCATCCATCTCAGCAAAAAGAAAGAAAAGGATGGAACGGAAATCGTCGGAAACCTTATCAAAGCTAAGACTGCTAAGTCTCGTCTGAGTAAGGAGAACAAAGATGTTACGGTGCGTCTGTATTACGATGAGCGTGGTCTTGATCGATATTATGGTCTTCTTGAACTGGGAGAGATTGGTGGTCTCTGGAAAAATGTGGCAGGCCGTTATGAGATAGGCGGCAAAAAAGTCTATGCGAAGGCGATCCTCAAGGATCCCGAACAATACTTTACTCCCGAAGTCATGGAGCAACTTGATGAAATTGCAAAACAAGAGTTTCGTTACGGGTGATTTTATCAAACTGTATGAAGACGCCTTGGGTGAAAAAGAGTGTGACATTCTGATTCAGTTTTTTGAACAGAGTCATGCGAAAGAAATAGTAAAGAACGGAGGAACTCCAAACTTTACTCAACTGAATATCAATAAGAGTAATCCGCAACTAATTGCACAGTTGTCACGGGTTACTCAAAATATTTTGTCTCTTTACAAAAGAGAACTACCAGAGTACACTAGATGGTATCCTTCAAGGCTTTTCTTGGAGGAGTTTCGCGTAAAGAAATATCATGCTAGAACTAAAGACAGGTTCGACCCACACGTCGATGTGCAAGACCATGCTTCTGCAAGAAGATATCTTGCATTTCTTTTCTATCTAAATGAAGATTTTACTGGTGGGGAAACTGAGTTCCCGCATCACAGTAGAAAGATCACACCGAAGACTGGCTCGGTGATTGTCTTTCCTCCAACTTGGCAATATCCTCATGCAGGATTAAAAGTTAAGAAGGGAGTTAAGTATATAATGTCAACCTATTGTCACTACTATTGATGGACGAACGCATTGAAACTACAATCCTGAGGAGTCTTGCTCATAATGAGGAGTTCTCTAGAAAGGTGTTACCTTTCATCAGGTCTGAATATTTTACAGATTATACTGAAAAAGTAGTATTTGAGGAGATCTGTAAATTCATCTTCAAGTACAATAAACTTCCAACGCAAGAGGTCCTTCGTGTTGAAGTTGATAGTCGTTCGGATCTCAATGAAACCTCCTACAAGGATGTTACTAACTATGTGAATAATCTAGAAAAAACTGTTCTAGACTTCACTTGGTTGAGTGACATCACTGAAAAGTGGTGTAGGGACAAAGCAATCTATCTTGCTTTGATGGAGTCTATCTCCATCGTTGATGGTAATGATGATAAGAAAACTAAGGATGCAATTCCTTCAATTCTATCTGATGCACTTGCAGTTAGTTTTGATACTAACGTAGGTCACGATTATCTTCAGGATTATCAAGAACGATATGATTTTTATCATCAGACTGAAGAGAAGATTCCTTTTGATCTAGAGTTCTTTAATAAGATTACAAAAGGTGGTCTTCCTAATAAGACATTGAACATTGCACTTGCTGGCACTGGTGTTGGTAAGTCTTTGTTCATGTGTCACATGGCTGCATCTTGTCTCCTACAAGGTAAGAATGTTCTCTATATTACCTGTGAGATGGCAGAAGAAAAGATCGCAGAACGCATTGATGCTAATCTTTTGAATGTCAATATCCAAGAGATTCAAAACATGCCTAAGTCAATGTTTGAAAACAAAGTAACCAATCTATCGAAAAAAACTCAAGGTACTCTTATAATTAAAGAGTATCCCACCGCTACTGCACATAGTGGACACTTTAAGTCACTTCTTAATGAGCTTGCACTTAAGAAGTCATTTAGACCTGATATTATTTTCATTGATTACCTTAATATATGTGCTTCCTCACGATATCGCGGTAATCTTTCTGTCAATTCATATTCGTATATTAAGGCTATTGCAGAGGAACTTCGAGGGTTGGCTGTTGAAACAAACGTCCCTATCGTATCTGCCACGCAGACCACTCGCTCTGGTTATGGTAGCTCTGATGTTGAGCTTACTGACACTAGCGAGTCCTTTGGTCTCCCTGCTACTGCTGATCTTATGTTTGCCCTTATTAGCACTGAGGAACTTGAATCACTTGGGCAGATAATGGTTAAACAGTTGAAGAATCGATATAATGATCCTACGATGAACAAAAGATTTGTAGTCGGCATTGATCGTGCAAAGATGCGACTATATGATTGTGAACAGTCCGCACAGGCTGACATTCTTGATAGTGGTCAGGACGAAGAGTATACTCCTCAAGAAAAGTCTTCTGGTCCTAAGAAATCTTTTGAAGGATTTAAGTTCTGATGAAATTAAAAAAGGATGTCATCATCAATGATGAACATCAATCTATTGATTGGTATAAAACTTTTTTTCTAGAAAGGTATCTCGAAAAAGTAAATCCTCTTGACTTCAAGAACATTATTGAAATTGGTGCATATGATTGTCAAGAGTCTTTGACTTTCACACAACTCTTTCCAAATGCACAT